AGCACTGTCAATGACATTGGCGGCGCACAGAAGGCCGTCAAGCTGCTGTGGGGGTCATTGATCGGTGAATCCATACAGGCTGTGCTTGGCTTCCTGTTCGGATACCGGAGCTCAAGGAAGTGAACGAAGCAGGCGTCGATCTGGTCGCTGGGTTTGAAGGCTATTCTGAGAGCCCATATCTTTGCCCTGCCGGTGTTTGGACTATCGGCTATGGTACGACGCTCTACCCTGGAGGCAGACGCGTCACAGTACAGGATGACCCTTGCAACAAGACCCAAGCCGAAGGGTGGCTGAATCATGCGCTCGAGCGATCTGAACATTATGTGATCAACAGTTGCCGCGTTTACTTGAACGAGAACCAACGGGCGGCACTGGTCAGCTTTGTTTATAATCTGGGCCGGGGAGCGTTCAGGGCCTCGACATTGAGAAAGCGAATCAACGCCGGACGATTCGATGATGTGCCGTATCAGCTTTCAAGATGGAACAAGGCAGGCGGCCGGATACTCAATGGACTGATCAGGCGAAGGGCGTCAGAGGCAGAGTTATGGCTACTACAGCCCGAATACAGTTGGTGATACAATAAGGCTATAATTTAATCAGGAGTAGATAGCATGGCAGGCGGCAACGGTCCGAAGAAAGAAGAGGAGCCAAGGCCAAAGCCAAGGCCAAAGCCAAAGAAGAAGAAACGCAAAGTCGGTAGCAAGCACAAATGACCATCAGCGCTCTAATCCTGGCAATTCTCGTAATCGGCCTGATCATCAAGGGCGATAAGAGGAACCCGGTCCTGATATTTATCGGGCCAGCGTTGTTGTTTCAGGTGGGGCGTTTGATCGGAATCATTCCAAGCGATTACTTCCATCTAATCGCGTGTTATCTGGATGTAGCAGTCATCGCTATGCTCGTTAAATGGTCAAGGCCTGGTTTCGTGTCGGTGTTCCTCGCGCTAGTCTCTGCGGGGTCTATATTTGCCAATGCAGGCGGATGGATGGCATATGAGAAAGGTCTCCAGCCTTTAGTGTATGATGGTGTCTATGTAGCTGTATATTCTCTGGTTTTGGTGGTCTCACTAATGGAGTGGTCGAGCGGTGCTAGAGCAGATCAAGCAAATAGCCATGATCTGCGGATTCGCAGCGGCTGCATCTAGTGGATTACTTGGATTATGGGTCTTATATGAAAGAACAATTCATCGAAGGCGCGCAGCATGCCGCAAGCGGGAAAGGTGCCCTGACTGTGGTGATCGGCACTGCGACTGCTCCGAGCTGGATTGAATGGGCAATATCCCAGGTCCAAAGCGAATTGTTTGTAGCTGTAGGCATCATCCTCGGAATCCTGGTATCAGTCAGTATCTTCGTAATCAACATTCAATCATTTCTGATCAGACGCCAGACCAGCAAAGAAAAGAATCGTCAAGACAGAATCATCACCGCGCTTCTTGAAGCACAGGCAGCAGACAAGAACATCACGGTAGATTAAGAAGGACGCAGAGAGGCAGATAAATGACAAGCATATACCGCAGCATCGTACATTCGTCGAATAGAGGACAATAAGTAATGGCAACAAAATTCTACGGAGTCGGCGGCGACAACTCTACTGGAGACGGTACTCTAGGCAACCCATTCCTGGATTACGACGTTGCCGTGACTAACACTAGCGCAGGCGACTCTCTAAGCCTTGCCAAAGTCCGATAGAAGGCAGGCCTCAGCGCCAAGCGGTAGCACAAGCGCCACAGTGACGCCCAGCAAGGTTAGAAAGCAGAGGAACAAGAAATGAGTCACCTCAAGAAAAAGAAACGCAAAGGCAAGGGCCGCGGTAAATAACTCAATTGGGCAAAACTAAGACCAGGAACCAGACATGACAGCCAAGACTCGCGCAGACATACAGACGGAGATAGATACTCTCCTGGCAAACAACACATCAGGTGATATCAGTCCCCTGGATGTCCGCACGGTGCATGAGACATCAAAGGATTCGAATCTGAATCTCTTGGATGTATCTGGAACCCAAACGGTTCTCGGTGCTGTCGATCACACTGGAGACGTGCAGAAGGGTGGTGTAGACCTCATGCGCCTGGCCTTGAAGAAAAAACTAATTCTGGCAAAGAGCGAACTACCTACACCGTCATCCGGGGTCATTACCCTTGCTGACAATCTCATTTATGTCCAGGGTGCAGACTTCAGCGTTGGAACTGACCGCGTCGTATTGGGCGACAACACTGCATACCAGGGTATCGAGTCGATAGTAACAACTCTGACCTATACCGGCACAGGCGATATGTTCACCTCTGTCGACAAGACCATCAGGGTTTCTAACCTGAGCATCAGCTGCGCAAATGGACGTGTGTTCAATTGCTCTACTGCTTCCCAAAAGATCCTCAGATTTAACGACATCGCAATCATTTCTGCTGATGAGTACGCGCTGTTTACCGGCGTCAACATGATTATCCGGATGACTAACGTTTCTCCATCCAGCCTTACCACCGGCGGTATCACTTTCGCCGGGTCGTTCAGATCATTCCTCTATGAAGTTTCTGCTGTGACTATCAACGGAGGCGCCCTGTTTGATCTGTCGACTGCTACGTTCGACGCTTTCAATATCAATGACGCGCTGATAACTCTCAACGCAGGAACAACAGCGATCTCAGGTCTTGTGACATCAGGCAATATCAACGCCGGCGGTATAGCCTCCATATTCAATAACAGGTTCAACGGAACCGGAACCATCCTGAACAACATCACCGTTGATGATGCTCGCTGGCAGTTCCTATCCAATGACGATATTGCAGACACTAGGGCTGATGGTCTTCTTTCAATGCAGGGCAACGCCGTAGCCACTACCATCAACACTCAAAGTGTTGGCGTTCTTGTCGCGGGGACATGGACAGTAAAACGCACAAGCCAGATGACCGGCACGACTGCTGGCCGGCTTACCTATGATGGAGGCAAGGACGCAACGCTTCCTATCACATTGAGTGTGACCATCGAGCCCGTCAGCGGAGGTTCTCAGGTAATGGGCGTGCTTGTTGCTAGGGATGGCGTTGCTGATGCTGATTCACTGCGCACAGGAACAGCAAGCCCTGGTAATCCAACGTCAATCTCGGTGCCTTGGCAAGATGTATTTGCGACATCAGAATTCACCGAGGTGTTTGTTACAAACGAGTCAGGTACCACAAACGTATTGGCATCCAGCGCAATTGAAAGAGTGAACTGATCGATCAGCCAGGAAGGCTATCGATTGAAGGGGGATTTATGGCCAGAAAGTTAACATCAAAGCAAGAGGCGTATAAGAACGCACGCATTTCAGGCATGGGGGTCAGCGAGTCGTATCGAGCAGCCTATGACGTGAAGAAGATGAGTCCAACATCTGTAAGCGTTGCAGCTAACAAATTAGAGAAAGACGATAGGATCGCAATAGAAATCCAAATAGGCAAGGAATCTGCAGCAGAACGCGCTCTTGTGACTACAGAGGACGTCGTTAAGGGTCTGTTAGTCGAAGCGCAATGCAATGGCGAAGGTTCTAGCCAATCAGCTCGTGTAGCGGCCTGGAAGGCACTGTCTGATTTCACCGGTGGATTCGATATCAACAAGCAGAAGGTTCAACAGGAAGTGACCGGCAAAGACGGCAAGCCCATCGAAAACAAATTCACAGTAGAGTTTGTCAATGCCGCACCTAAGAGTTAACTCCAAGCTCGAGAAGTTCCTGACGACCAGCAAGCAGATCAAGGTTGCCATCGGCGGCCGGGGCTCGGGCAAGTCAATTGGCATAGGTGACATGCTAACGCTCAAGATGGCGACTGAGCGGGCTGATATCTATTGCTTGCGTGAATTCCAGGATTCAATCAGTGATTCAGTCCATAGAGTATTCGTTGACTCCGTAGCAGATCGTCTTGGCTTAACAGGCTGGGGCATCACTCAGAACCGCATCACAGCGCCAAACGGGGCTTATACCACCTATCGCGGAGCATCCCGCAACCCGGACTCAATCCAGTCTGCCCAGGGCTTCAAATACTCGTGGTTTGAAGAAGCCCATAAGATGAGCCAGGCAAGTATCGACAAGCTGCTGCCGACTATCCTGCGCAACCCTGGAGCTGAGTGCTGGTTCTCCGCTAACCCTCAATCATCAGCCGATCCATTCTCCAAGCGTTTCATCGTGCCATACCAGAAGCAGCTGGATCGCGACGGCATTTATGAGGATGATCTGCATCTGATCGTTGTGATCAACTGGCGTGATAACCCGTGGTGGAATGAAGAACAGGAAGCGCTGAGAGCATGGGACAGAGAGAACCTGCCGCGGGCAAAGTATGATTGGATATGGGAGGGCAAGTATAACGATGAGGTCGATGGTTCGATCATCAAGGCAGAGTGGTTCGACGCTGCTATCGATGCTCACAAGATCGACCGACTGAAGAACCTGTTCAAGCCACGGGGCGCAGTGATCGCCGCCCATGATCCATCTGACACCGGCAACGATGACGCCGGCTTCGCTATTCGCCATGGTTCGATCATTGAGACAGTGAACGCTAAGGCTAACTGTGAGATCGATGTGAAGTGTGATTGGGCAGCAGACCAGGCGCTACATCAACGGGTCGACTGGTTCGTATGGGATGGTGACGGCATGGGTACCGGGCTCAAGCGGCAGATTGCTGACTCATTCGACGGCACCCGCGTTAAGTGGCACATGTTCAAGGGCTCTCTTTCTGGTAGTGGACAGGACAACGCCGACGATATCTACATGAATGACGCCAGGCAGGTTGGCGAAGACCCTGTGACCTACGCTGATACGTTCAAAAATAACCGATCCCAGTATTACACCGAGTTGGCTGATCGGTTCTATAACACTTATCGGGTCGTGGTCAAAGGTGAGTATGCCGACATCGACGAAATGATCAGTTTGAACAGTGAAGGCATTGAGGATATGGCCGGTCTGAGGTCTGAGTGTTGCAGGGTGCCAATCAAGCCTGTCCACGCCGGCGGACTCATCCAGATCATGAGCAAGGCAGATATGGCAAAGCTTAAGATCGCATCACCCAACATGAGTGATTGCCTGATGATGACGATGTGGAAGCCAAAGGTTAAATCGAGAACCAGCGCGACCAGGTTCGCACATCAGGCTCAAACGAACTACGACCCATATAACTATGATTAAATCACTGGACGATCTTTGTTAGAAGCTGATCGTGTTAACAACAATCTGCGGCGTGATGGCGGCGGCAGGTTTAATCATTTGGAGGATATTATGATCAGAGACATCCAGGCAGAAGACATTCCCGAACTGGTTCAACTCGGCTTCAACATGGCCAAAGAGTCGGACTATGTGAACGACGGTTACGACTTCGACAAGATGGAGGATCTATTCGATCAGGTTATACAAGAGGATCGGTTCTGCGGTGCGGTGTCGGTAAGTGACACAGGGGAAATCAGGGGCATGTTCGTCGGTATGCTGACTGAGCAGTTTTTCAGCTACAACACTCTGACAACTGATCTGTTCCTTTACGTCAAACCGGAGTATCGAGGCAAGCGTGACGGCTATCAACTGATTATTAACTATCTGGAATGGGCCAAAGAGATTGGCGCTGATTCCATAATGATGGGGATAACGACTGGGATTCACGAGGAAAAGACCGGGGAACTGTATAAAAAGCTCGGATTTTGTTATTGTGGAAGCATTTACAGGCAGAGGCCATAGCGATGTGTAATCCTGCAAAGGAATTTAAAAGAATTGGTCGAAAGATCGAGAAACAAGCCAAAAGGACAGTTCCTCAGATCACTGAGGTTGCAACTCTTGGATTGACTCGAGATCCAGCTGCTGCGACAACGGTAGGAACCATAACAACTGAAGGTGGCGGCGTGCAGGTAGCAGGTCAGCCGGTCATTGCCGGCGAGCTGCCACCGTTGCCAAAAGAGCCAACCCGAGAAGAAGCGGCTATCTTGGCACAGGAGTCAGAGCGTGAGCGGCGCAGAGCTGCCAAAGGTAAGCGTCGCACAATCCTAACCAGCCCACGCGGGGTGGCTACCGAAGGCCCTGGCCGTAAAACCTTGCTAGGGCAGTAACAATGGCAATGACTAAATCAGAAGAATCCATCCAGCGCTTTGACCGGCTAAAGGGTGATCGGGGCAATTGGGAACATCATTGGCAAGAGATTGCTGATTTCGTTTACCCGCGGCGGGCTGACTTCACCACTAAGCGTGCTGAAGGCGAGAAGCGCATGAACCGCGTCTTCGATACCTCAGCCATCCAGGCCAATGAGCTGCTCGCATCTGGTCTGATGGGGATGATGGTTAACCCAGCTGCCAAGTGGTTTGCCATGGATGAAAATGATCCAGTTCTTAGCGAAGATCAAGAGGTCAAAGAATGGCTCTCTGAATCCACAGGCATCATGTTTGCTGAGATGAACAAGCCAGAGGCCGGCTTCAATACAGGCATGCACGAGACATTTCTAGAATATAGCAGCTTCGGAACAGCGTCGATCTTCATTCAAGAAGGCAAGAATGCTGATGGCGTGTTCTACCAGTCTCGACCACTGTCGGAGTTGGTAGTTGCGGAAGGCGAGCAGGGCACCATCGACACAGTGTTTCGCCGGTTCCAGTGGACTGTTAAGCAGATGATCGAGAAGTGGGGCGAAGAGAAGGTATCGCCTGAAGTCTTGAAGCTGTGGCGCGATAAGAAGTCTGATCAAAAGCGCTGGATCACTCATGAGATTAGCCCGCGCACCAAGCGCAACGAAAAGAGCAAGCTCGCAACCGAAATGGCGTGGATGTCTCTATACACCGAGAACGCCACCAAGCACACGCTAGAAGAGAGCGGATTCGAAGAGTGGCCTATCCCCACCGGGCGATTCTACAAAGCTCCAATGGAAGCCTACGGACGCTCGCCGGCAATGACTGCACTCCCTGATGTCAAAATGATCAACGAGATCATGAAAGTGACGATTAAGGCAGCGCAGAAGAGTGTCGACCCAGCCATTTTAGTACCAAATGATGGTTTCTTGAATCCATTAAAGGCAGTTCCTGGCGGTGTGAATGTGTTCGACTCATCCTCTATGACCGTTGCCGATATCGGTCAGCTTCCATCAGCCAATCCAGGCATCGGCTTGGATTTTGTCGCACAGCTACAAGAGCGGATCAGATCAATATTCTTTGTCGACCAACTCCAGTTTGCCGGCGGTCCACAGATGACAGCTACTGAAGTGCTGCAGCGTACTGAAGAAAAGCTGCGGCTGATGGGTCCAGTCCTTGGCAGGGTTCAGACTGAGCTGCTTGGGCCTATCATTGACCGGACATTCGCTATCCTGGCTCGTCAGGGTAAATTCCCTAAGCCTCCAGTGATATTGCAAGGCAGAAAGCTTGATATCGTCTATGTCTCTCCTATCGCACAGGCACAGAGGCAGCAGGAGGCTAACGGTTTCCTTCGGGCTCAAGAGGTATTGATTGGGCTGACTAACTTCAATCCTGATCTGCTGGATAATCTCGACCAAGACAAAGTGTTCAGAGACTTCGTGGAGTTGTTCGGCGTCAGTCCTGATAAGCTGCGAGATCCGCAAGAACGCGACGAAATCCGAGAGCAACGGAACCAACAACGAGCACAACAGCAAACCATCGAAGCACTGCAGCAAGGAGGCGAGGCGCTTCAATCAATCAAGGCCGGTACAGCGCCGGCTGAACAGTAGAAGGGGAAACCATGAAAGCAATCATCCAATGCGAGCTTATCTGCTCCTGTTGCAAGCGTCCTATGCAATGGAGCACAGCCGTTGACATCGTAGCTGGTGAGCGGATCGAAACAGACTATGTGGCCTGCCGGTCGCTGAAGTGTGATGAGCGCAACAAGCGCTATGAGCAACCGGTTGTAGAGCTGGTCAAGCTAGGGGGAGAACCAGGTCTCGAGCCCACGGCTAATCCCACGGCTAAGCGTAAATACACCCGAAAGGATGTTAAGGGGTGACGGCGAAGAAGCGAACGGCCAAAGACATCAAGGCTGATTACCAGTTCGTGTTCGGCAGCGAGGAAGGCAAGCGGGTTCTGGATGATATCCTGGCCTATTGCCATGTGCTCGAACCATTGACCGGCGCTATCGATACCAATGCTGTGATGATCCGCGAAGGGCGTCGCGATGCAGCTATGACTATCCTGCAAAAGATGATGTGGGATGAGCGTCGATTTGTTAAAGAAGCAGAAGGGGATAACCAGTGAACAGACTATTAAGATTTCCGTTGATGGAAGAAGAGGGTGGCGGTGAAGGCGATAGCGGCGCGGCTGCAGGATCTGGCTCAACGTTAGGCGGTGCTGCTGCAGGTGCTGACCAGGGCGGCGGTGAGTCCTGGCGTGATTCCCTGCCGGAAGATATGCGCAACGATACAGGATTGTCGAAGTTTTCCGATGTGTCAGGCTTGGCCAAGTCCTACATGAACCTCGAGCAGATGCTTGGGCGTGACAAAATCCCGATGCCGGTGACTGACGAGGATTGGGGCGGGGTGTATGATCGCTTGGGCCGACCAGAAGAAGCATCTGGCTATGAGATGAAAACACCTGAAGGCGTCACCTTTGATGAGACAGCGCAGCAGAATATGCGCGACATGGCTCACAAGGTGGGGCTCAATCAAAAACAGATGGAAGGGATGTCGGATTGGGTATTCACCGAACTCCAAGGGCGAAAGTCGGCAGACGATACATCCACGACGCAGGCGCTGGAAGAGTCCACAGCAGCACTCAAGACTGAATGGGGCGAGAAGTACGACCAGAACGTTAATGTCGCCATACGAGCTGTTGAAGAGTTCGGCGGAGATGATCTGCGTGAGTTCCTGAATGCCAATTCGATTGGTGGCCAAAAGCTAGGTGATCACCCGTCCATGATCAAGATGCTGGCGGATATCGGCGGCAAGATGATGGAAAGCGGTAAGCTGGAAGGCTCGGGCACGCTGCTGCAGACGCCTGAAGAGATGCAGAACGAGTGCAATACCTTGATGGCTCACCCTGCTTACACTGATCGCCGCAATCCTGAGCATGCCCAGATCAATAAAAAGGTCCAGGCATTGTTTGGTAAAATACACGGCGGTTGATAATGTTATAACCTGCTGCCATAATGAAAGTCCGAGCCAGGGCGTTGTCAGTGACTATACTGGCCCTGTCGCTCGGAACCTCCGACAATCCCCTCATGGTGACCGGAACCTTGCTTTAAGCTCTAGCAACGGGACCGGAAACGACAACCCCAGAACTAGAGAGAAACGGACACTATTTTTCTTTAGACGAGGGTTGACTCATGTCAGTCGAAATCACAACGGCGTTTGTGGAACAGTTCCGCGCCAACATCGATCTGCTTTCACAGCAGAAAGATTCCCGCTTTATGGGGAAAATTCGGATGGAGTCCCAAGTGGGCGAGTCCGGTTTCTATGAACAGATCGGCGAGACGGCAGCGCTTGAGCGTACCAGCCGCCATGCCGATACTCCGCGGGTCGATACCCCGCACGCACGTCGCCGGGTTACCTTGCGAACCTTCGAATGGGCAGACCTGATCGACCAGGCCGATAAGGTTCGGATGCTGATCGATCCCACCAGTTCTTACGCACAGTCTGCAATGATGGCGATGAACCGCTCACGCGATGACATCATGATCGAGGCGGCTTTGGGCACTGCCTCTACCGGCAAGTCTGGCGGAACTTCGGTTATTCTACCGACATCGCAGAAGATCGCGGCTTCGGCTACCGGCTTGACCATCGCCAAGTTGCGCGAAGCATCCGAGATCCTGAACGCCAACGATGTTGATCCCGATATCCGCCGGTACATGGCTATCACTTCGCAGCAGCTGACCAATCTCCTGGCCACCACCGAGATCACATCTGCTGATTTCAACACGGTAAAGGCGCTGGTCAACGGCCAGGTCAACGAGTTCATGGGCTTTACGTTCACCCGCACCGAACGTTTGACCCTTGACGGAAACGCCGACCGCCAGATCATCGCATGGGCAGAGGACGGCATTTTGCTTGCTCAATCCTCTCAAACAGTAACCCGCATCACTGAGCGTGGCGACAAGTCCTACTCTGTGCAGGTATTCCGAAGTGAAGACTTCGGCGCAACCCGCATGGAAGAAGACAAAGTCGTCGAAATCGCTTGTGTCGAAGTTTAAGGAGGGCTGACCAATGGCCGTTACTACTGAAAAAAGTGATCAGATCACTAACGTTGAAGCCACGCCCCCTGTGCTGGAGGATACAACCTCGCTGCACGGTCGGCATCGCATCGCTTATTTCACCCACACCCAGGTCGCTGTTGGTGATGCGAACTCGCTTGTCGAAGTAGTCAAGCTGCCAGCCGGTCGGGTTCGCGTATTGCTCAGCGAATCTCTGATCGAGCACAATTGGGTAACCGCGACCATCGACATGAGCGTTGGCTGGGATGCATACGTTGACCAAGACGGTGTTGCAGTTGTTGCAGACCCGAACGGTCTCGACGTTGCTATCGATGTCGAGGTGGCCGGGGTGTTTGTTCCTGGTAGTGCGGTCGCAGCCGGTACTGCCAAGACGATGCTGTTTGAGAGCCGGGGCGGTGTAACAATCACAGTCCAGGCGATTGCAGCAGCCCTTGCTGTTGGCGATACGGTCAATGGCTATCTGACCTACGTTTTAGACTAACCCCTGCAAACCCCTTCTGCTGGGGGAATCGGAGTGTTAGGGCGAGGAATGTCCTGACACTCCACCTATCAAATCTAGGAGATACCTGTGACCAGTGAAGTTGGAATCTGCAACGGGGCTCTGACCAAAGTCGGCGAAGAAACGATCATCTCGCTTGGCGAAGACTCAAAAGCAGCCCGACTATGCAACCTGATGTTCGATCGGTTGCGCGATTCTATTCTCAGGGCTCATCCCTGGAACTTTGCCATTAAGCGCGTTGAGCTGGCAGAGTTGACCACTACCCCGATTTTTGGATTCGCATCACAGTTTCAGTTACCAACAGACTGCTTGCGTGTTCTCCGCACCGATGAAGACCAGATCCCGCACCAGATCGAAGGGCGCATCTTGCTGACTGATGCCGGCACCGTCCAGATTAAATATATCGCCCAGATCACCGACCCAAACCTGTTTGACTCTTTGTTTATTCAGGCGCTTGAGGATCGTATCGGCGCAGAACTAGCCTATAACCTGTCGGACAACAGGGCGCTGTCGGTTGATATGCGTGCCAAGTACAAGGAAACGCTCAAGGAGGCCCGCGCAATGGACGGTCAAGAGGGTGTTTCAGACATAGTTGAAGCCGACGAATGGCTTAATATCAGGCTGTAACCATGCCAAGAGCTGCACCGAATCAAACGAACTTTACCGCTGGAGAGTTGAGCCCTAGGCTTGAAGGCCGGGTCGACATCGCCAAGTACTTCAATGGCGTGAAGAAGCTGGAAAATATGATTGTGCTGCCTCATGGCGGGGCTACGCGTCGGGGCGGGACAAACTTCGTTAATACGGCAAAGTCCGGTAAGGTCAGGCTCATTCCGTTTCAATTCTCGATTACTCAAGCCTACATATTAGAGTTTGGCGACCAGTACATTCGTTTTTATCGGAACCAGGCCATTCTCGGCGTTACTTCATTTGATAGCGGATTCTCAACAGGTTTTGAGGTTGTTGCAACGGACAGTGAGATCTCTTCGCCATATCTTGAGTCTGAGCTGTTCCAGATCCAGTTTGCCCAATCTGCTGACGTTTTATATCTGGTTCATCCGAATCACGAGCCTCGCACACTATCACGGATATCTGATACCTCTTGGATATTGGCCGAAGTGACCACCATTAATGGTCCATATTTTGATCAGAACCTAACGACTGTCACAATCACCCCTAGTGCTACCACAGGGGCTGGTATAACGCTCACAGCATCAGCAGCAACGTTTGTGTCTACCGATGTCGGGCGATTGGTCAGGATCGATGAGGGCTTGGATTTCGGCTATGCCAAGATTGTTGGATTCACCAGCACAACAGTAGTAACTGCAGATGTAGTCGATGATTTTGTCTCGGTCACTGGTCAGGATACGTGGCAACTCGGAGCCTGGTCAGACACCACAGGGTTTCCAGGCACTATCGCTTTCTTTGAAGATCGGCTTGTTTATGCGGGCTCAACCTTCCAGCCTCAAACCGTTTGGGGATCGAAGTCTGGTTTTTATGACAACTTTGCACCAGGCACCAATGCTGACGACC